AGACCTGTGTCACCCTTTGTACCAGTTCTTGCAAAGGTAATTATTACATCCTCAGCGTTGCTGAAAGAGGTTGCTCCTGACAGATAAGTAACAGTGACTTTATGGTAACCAGTTGCTTCTGTGTTGGTTCCGCTGATTGTGAAGATCGCAAAGTCATTAGAGTCTGTTCTATTTGAAACTCTAACGTGACCCTTGATGGTTGAGGTTGAATCATCAATGGTTCTCAAAAATGCCTCAATGTTGTTTCCACCATCATCTTCATCATCAATAAACATTGTCGTGGCAGACGACAAATCAGCATTGTTGAATCTTACCTTTCCTTGACCTGGGTCAGCATCAGTGGTTGTTGTGTCAAAGGTGTAATCAAAAGTGGCACCACCGAAGTTACCATCAATACCTTGAATTCCCTGAATACCTTGAATGCCCTGAGTACCAGTTGTGCCTTGGGTTCCAGTTGTTCCTTGGGTTCCTTGATCTCCAGTGATGCCTTGAATACCCTGGGTTCCAGTGATACCTTGAGTACCAGTTGTTCCTTGGGTTCCTTGATCCCCAGTGATTCCTTGAATTCCCTGAGTTCCTGTGATTCCCTGAGTTCCTTGAATGCCCTGGGTTCCCTGAGTACCTTGAGTTCCTTGTGTACCCTGGGTTCCAGTTGTTCCTTGGGTACCAATAGTTCCTTGAGTTCCCTGTGTACCCTGGGTTCCAGTTGTTCCTTGTATTCCTTGAATTCCTTGAGTACCAGTTGTACCCTGAGGTCCAGCGGACTCAAAGTAAGTGATGTCAACAACATCTCCTGCTTGAGCACCAGAAGCAAGAACAACTGCTGTTCCACTGGTTGCAGTATAGTCGGCAGGAGACAGACGCACACCATTGAGGTAAACGTCTAAGTCTGTTCCATCTGCATAAGTTGCTGCAAATGATGTTTGCCCTGCTGTTGCAGTATAATTACTTTCGTCTCTTGTAAAACTTGTACCTTGAAGACCCTGAATACCTTGAGTTCCAGTTGTACCTTGAGTACCTTGAACAGAGGGTCTCCACTCAACTCCACTTCCAGTTGAGGTGAGAACAGAAGCAGCAGCACCTACTCCATTATTGTTGTCATAGATGGCACCACGAAATCTGGCTGCGCCATTTACATCAAGTTTTTGAGTTGGATTATCAGTTGAAATGCCGACATTTCCTTGAGTAAAACTGATATCGTATGTTGCTCCACCCTCTCCAGCATCCCAAGGGTTGACAGCAAATACAGTTGTTCCTACACCTACATTCTTTGAGGCAAATATCTTTCCATCATAAGTATTGAGGGCGACTTCTCCCAGTGGCAGTTGGTCTGGAGTTGGAATCTTTCCAGCAACAGCTGACCTCTTTAACTTAATCTTAGGATCTGCCATCTTTTAGGTGTCTATGAAGTCATTTCACCAGTATATACTGGTGCTCTCACTATTTATGTAAAGTCTTCAGTCGTCTTAGAAGATCTTTTTGGCTTTTCTAAATTCTTTTCTAATTCTTGAATTTTGTAATTCAGAGATTCTATAGTTTGTCTATATTTCAATTCTTTTGCCTCTAAGGCAATGTTTTGGTTGATAGAGTCAAAAAATCTGTTTTGATAAACTGCTATCAAATTTTTATAATCTTGTTCGTCCATAAAAAAAGGGGGGAAGTCATCTCCCCCCTATTTAGATTGTCTTATTGGAATCAGAATGATCCACCATCGATGGAGATGTTTTCAAGAGTTCTGGTTGTCCCAGAGCAATTAATTACTTGTGATGTACCTGCACAGTCATTGACCCAGAGTGAACCAAGTTCCAGAGCACCCATTGTGCTTGCAGTCAGAACACCTGTGCTCTCAGTGACAACAGAAGCAACAGCAATTCTTGAAGTGCTGTCATCCCAGTAAACACCTGCTTTCTTAGCAGAATCAGTGTAATAGTTGAAGAGAATACCAATGTCCTTGTTGAGATCAGAAGATGGTGCAGAACCATCAACCATTCCCAACTCCAGAAGTTGGTCTTCAATAGTTGTTTGAGTTGTATTGACCTGTGTGGTGGAACCATTGACAATCAGGTTACCCTGAACTGTCAGGTTTTGTGCCATCTCAACAGCACCAGTGCTATCACTAATTGTGATAGATGTTGTGCCGTCTTTTGCTTTCAGGTTGGTTGCTTCAACAGTTGGAACATCAAGTGATGTTGTGATTTGAACTGCAGAAGGAAGACCAATGGTGATTGACTGACCAGATGCTGAAGTTTCAACTTCATTTGCAGTACCAGAAACAGTCAGTGTCTGTGAAGTGTTGACTGTACCAGTTCCAGAGTCTCCAGCAGTTCCAAACTCTACATCAACATTACCAACCTGAGTATCAACATAATCCTTTACTGCTGCTGAGGTTGGCAGACTTGTGTCATTGTCATTGGAACCAATTCCTTCAGACTCAAGAACAATTGCAGCAGCTGCAAAATCAGCAACCTCTACATTGGACAATGAGTTGCCAGTTCCATTAGCATCAAATGTCTTATTAGTAAATGTTAATGTATCAGAAGCAATGTTTGCATCTTGTGCATCAACATAAGTTTTGATTGCCTTAGCAGAAGCAAGAGTATCGTCACTTGCAGATACACTTGAAATGTCTGTGTCTACAACACCAGAAGCAAAATCAGCAACCTCTACATTGGACAGTGAGTTGCCAGTTCCATTGGCATCAAATGTCTTATTGGTAAGAGTGTCAGAAGATGATGCAGTGATGAATGCTGAAGTTGTGTTGTCATAGTTAGACAAATCATTGTCAACTACCAGATCAATCGTACCATCAGCATCCTGATAGGTTGCAGTGATCAGAGTTTCAGTGTTGCTTGAGAACATTGCACCAGCAATGTCCTGAATTCTCTCTGCATTTACAGTGACTGCACCAGAAGATACCGTGAAGTCAGTTGCATCAAAAGAAGCAACACCCTTGTTTGATGTAGAAGCATCTTCAGCAGAAATAGTTACAGTGTCATTTGTAATGGCAGTGTCAATACCTTCTCCACCAGTGAAAGTCAGAGTGCCGCCAGTGCTGAATGTGTCAGATCCACTGTCACCTGCAATTGTGAAGTCTGATGCTGCAGGAGTAGAGAATGAAAGATTACCAGATCCATCAGTAACCAGAACATTCCCATTAGAACCATCAGTTCCGGGCATTGTGTAGGTGACAATCCCAGAAAGACTATCTGGTGATTTGATTGTGATGAAACTGGTGCCGTTAGACGTACCTTCAACCAGGTTGACTCCACTACCAGTGGAAGTCCCATTCACGGTCCAATATCTGCCTGAACCAACGAATTGGTTATTGGCAGTCGTTGAGTCAATACCTACATAAAGATCATAACTATCGGTTGTAAAACCAGGTTCCCCAGATCTAAGACCAGGGAGATCGGCAAGTACGCCCCTCTTAAACTGAATTACGGGAGCTGCCATTACTTTACGCTTTTATAGTAACTATAGAACTATTTAGATTAAAATGAACCTGCGTCGTAGTTGCGGTTAATATTTTCTACATCGATCTGCGCTTCAATTTGATCGATGAAAGCATCAGGGAGAGCATCACCATCATTGTCTGTTGTTGCTGAAGCAATCAGATCATCCGATGAGACCAAATCAAATTGCCCAACAGTGTGATTATATCTCAGAAGATACTTAGATGTTGCATTAGAGAGAGTTCCTTGTTGGTTATTTACAAACCCAATGCGAGTGCTGTTTCGAAAAGTCATGAGAAGGCACCTCCATCAATGTTTTCCTGACTATCACCAAGGTCAATCTGTGTCTCAATCTGAGTAATAAACTCATCTGAGAGGTTTCCGTCTTCCGAAGATCTTCCAAGAATGGTGTCAGCATCAATCAAAACAAACTTGCCAGTGGTGTTGTCATATGAGACAACTTTTCCATCAGCAGCAGCATTTAGAGTTCCAAAGTCCACATCAGTGGCATCTTGAAGTTCTCTAACTGGTTTGGTCGATTGAACAGTCGCTTTCGTTGCAGTTTTTCTTCTGATGGTTGCCATAAGTTTTAGGTCGAAATGCCTGCTGTTACCAGTGCTTGTCCTTCAACCATTCTCGAAACCACATCACTTGATGATGTTAGATAAACATCGTAATAATATCTTCCAGGTTTCAGAGTTTGAGTAATAGATGATGCCATGGAGATGGTAACTTCTCCCGTTGATCCAGTGATTGCCACACTGAAACTTGTTGAGTCCGCTGCACCAGGATGTTTCCTGATTTTTGCAGCTCCACTATATCCTGCCAAATTTGTGGCAGAACCGTCCGATTCCGTTGAAGTGAAAAGTTCACTAAACGTTGTTCCTTGAGGAATAACAATGTTAACTGAGGGGACGGCAGCCATTTTTATCCTTTTTAACTATTTATGTCTTTGGCTGAATTCTTGAGAAGTTTCTGTAACTCAGCGGTGGAACCAACAAACAAAGCATTGTTGACTGTTGTCGGTCCTTTCGATTCTTCTTCTTTAGTAACATCCTTCAACTTCTTCTGAAGGTCGAGCAACTTGTCGGTTGCATCAGCGACGTTTTTGATCAACTGACCAGCAACCTCATAAGCACGGGGCATTTCGCTCTCTTGTGCTAATTCGAGGATCCCGTTGATTGCTTCTTGACCTTTTTCAATGATCGAGTAAAGATTGCCCCTTGTGTATTCGTAGTCTTTCTTGATATCTTCCGTGGAAGACTGGATTTTGGTAATCTTGGTTTCGATATCATTTGTTTTTACCTCAGTGATTTCAGTTGGTGTCACGTCAAACGTTTCGTCAAGTTTATCAAATTTACCAGGCATAAGTCAACCTCAGAACACGGTTCCACTAAATCCAAAATCGTCTCCAAATTCGATGAGTGCATCATCAGCAGCAGTGATGTTATAAACATTTGCACCACTGACGTGCTTTTGAGGAATTGTGTTGTCCTGACCTCTTCTGACTGTCAGGTTGTTTCCACTGATTTGTGTGACAAACATTTCTTCCTGACCGATGTAAACGTAAGTCTCTGCAGTAATTCCAGAACTGCTTGTGACAGGAATAATGACATCTCCAAGATCGATGTTTGCTGTTGTGGTTGTGACCACAGTTCCATCGTAATCCTTGGTTGCTCTTGGAGTAACCTGATAAGTGAGATCTCTTTCTGCACTCTTCTTGGTTCCAGCAAGGTAACCAACAGTGACCTTCTTGACGATGGTGTCGGTAACGTCGGTGACAGGACCGAACAGGTAAGTCTTTGCTGTAAAATTCAGTGTGTAAATGAGAGCACGTCTTGTGTCAAAATTACCCTCATAATCATCAGACATGACAATGTTGTCCAACTGAATGGCAATGTCCCTCTTTTCTTTTAGATTGCCCAGGAAGTTAACAGAGAGATTGTAATGTGGTTGGAAATAAGGAAGAATTTGCTCAACAATTTGAAGCATGTCATCATTCAACTTAGTGTAAATGACAAGTTCAAAACTCATGTTGTAAGGAACTGGCATGTAGTTCTTCTTGATGTTTGCGCCATCTGGAGTTTGATTGATGACGGTCTGCATCTGAGTTGACTTGCGACTTGGATCGTAAGTCAGACCAGTGAACTCAAAAGACATTCTTGGGAGAGTGATCTGAACAGGGCGATTCAGATCTGCTTCCTGCTGCATTCTTGCAAGAAACTTTTGAGTAGGTCCATAAGCAAGAGGAACTTGGATTTCACTGAAAGTATCATCCGAAGCATCTTTATGCTGAATTTTTATTCCATTAAAAAGGGATCCAAATCCGATAATTACGGATCTGAAGACCTCATTGTAAAAATATTCAAACATTGCTCTTGCTAGGGAATATTAGTTATTTAGTTAGGGCATCCCGAAGGGGTTTGTTTCGGTGAAATCGAGCAATGCATCTGCCGCTGCCTCAATGGTGTCATTATCAGCGAATGGAGTGACAAGATCGTCCTTATTTTGAACAGACAAGACGTAATATGCGCCTGAGGATTCTCCTTGAATTGCTTCTCCAGCGGTGAAAGTGCCATCGACGATGGAAACTTCCAGAAGGAATGTGGAAGCAGTCCATTTCTTGACTCTTGCTGTTGTTCCTGATGTTTGACCAGTGACGATTTCGTTGAAGGTGTAAGTCCCAACCCCAACGGTTGCACCGATTCCAGTTGGAGCGTCGATGGTAATTGTTGGAGCAACTGTGTAACCACATCCTGCGTTTTGGATGTAAGCAACGGTAACGATACCAGCAGCGTTGATCTCTCCCCAACCTCTTGCTGTTGTTCCTGTTCCAGGACTTGTGAAGGTGAAGTGTGGGTTGGTTGTGTAACCAGAACCACCACCAGTAATCGTAACAACTCCAACACTTCCAGTTGTGCAGATTCCAGTGGTTGCTGCAGCACCAGATCCTCCACCACCCTGAATGGTGACCCAAGGTGCGACTGTGTAACCACATCCAGGGTTGGTGAGATTGATGGCAAGAATCTTTCCACCATATTCACCATTACAGTTGGTGTAAATGTTGGTAATCGAAGCAACACCGACAGCAGTTGTTCCCCCAGCAGGAGCAGCAGAGAACGAAACAGTTGGTTGTGATTCGTAACTGCCACCCATGTTGGTCATGTAAACAGTCTCAACTGCTCCAGATGCGCAGTAACTTGTAATTGCAGTCGCAGTCGAAGCAACGCCAACCATGGTCAGAGTTTGAATGTATCCAATTTGGTCGATCTCATTGTCGATGTCGGCGACGCCTGTATCGAGAACCTCGTCCTCATAACGGAAGGGTTCGCAGGTCAATTCATAAACATAAGTGTCTCTGAGTTGATAGAAAGGTTGTTCGTGCTCAACATACTTGATCTCGAACAAACGATCACCCAGAGGGAAATAAATCAAGTCTCCTTCCTTTGGTCTTGTTGCAAGCCCAACGTTGGAAAGATCTTTAATCAGAGGAGTAATATAATTTTCAAATCTCTCTTTTGAAATTGTGAGAATCAAATCATCCTTTTCTTCAATGCCAAACTTACTCAGAAGAGTTTTTTGTCCGCCGAATCCCTCATAGTTGTTAACATATGCTTCCAGAGGGTAAGCACTTGTAAACTCAGACTGAATAACTTCTCTGATGATCGTATTTGTTTTCGCAAAAGTTCTTGGCAGGTAATAACACTCAACTCCATACATACGAAGTTGTTCGTTTACCAAGTCTTGGATAAGACTTTGTTCTGTTGTTGATCCGTTTAGAAAAAATGGATTGAGTGTCATTGCTTACTCCTCAACCGATCAGATCCATTGGGGGGAGTTCGTAGTAAGAAGACATTTCCTCACGGATCTTATCAACCTCTCGAACACCATCCTCATAAATCTCTCTTCCGTTGAACTCAATTCCACCAGGAAGTTTGACACCCTGGAACTTGATGAGGTTCTGACCCCACTGCTTTTTGATGAGAGCAACCAGATAACGCTTCAGGAATGAATCATTCCAAACCCTGGAGTAATCGTTACCATCCATCGCAATAAAGCAGTCGAGGATGATGAAATCTCCAACTTGAATGGTGTCCCAATCAACGTCCAGATAAAGTCTGTCCTGTCTCTGATTGAAACGAATTTGTTTGTGTGTGTTCAAAAGGAAGTTGAGTGTCTCAAGGTAACTCATTGCCATTGAGTAACTCAACAGATCAGTTTGACCCCAATAATAAATGTCGTTGAGGAACAACTGATATTTGAAACTAAACAGGTTTGCAGTGTTGACGCCTTGTGCATCATCCCACTGGAATGCTTTGTTTACACCAATAACATTGGGTGGAACCTGAATGTAATTGCTGTTTTCATAATATGTGAACGTGGTGGCAGTTCCAACAATCGTCGCTGTTGCTGATGTACTTGCAATGCCAACTGATCCAGCACCAATCGAAGGAGCACCAGGTGGTCTTGCTTTACCACGATCAATGTCATTTTGAGTGACTTGATATTTCAGATAATTCTGATAAACACCATCAAAGTGCCTCTCTTGAAAATACTGAATTGCATCATCCAACAGGTCATCGACCTGCTCGTCAGCAACGTTGATTTCCAAGACAGGAGCGCCCAGTTGCCTCAGTGCATAATCTTTCAGTTCTTGTCGATTGGAAGGCTGCGCCATCGATATCAGTCCCTCTTTATAAGGTATTTAGATTATCTCAAGAACTCCTTGAGCAAGGACTTGATGTCATTCAAATCATTCTTCAATTGGTCCATGTTCTTTTCCATGTAAGAGAGTCTCTCCTGATCGTTGGAGAGTCTCTCTCTGTTATTAACATACATTTGGAACTCATTGTTGTTCCTGTTCACAATGGCATTTGTTTCGCTGTCACGAAACATACCATCTTGCCCTTTGATTGGAATGAGAGTCATTATGCGAAGGAGATAATGCGGAGTCCTTTGATTTGTGGAACAACAGCAGCGTTGGTTGAAGTTCCAACAATCTTAATCCTGTAAGAAGTGTAAGGATTGAGATTTTCAGCACTGAACTTGAGTTCACGGAAGTATTCAGGAGTTGGTTCAGCGAGAACTGTATCTTGCTTAGGTGTGAACACGTCAGGTCTTCCATCGTTATTGGTTGTGCTGATTGTGTTACCAGCAGAGTCAATGTTGTTATAACCAGGGAATGGAATGAAGACGGTTTCTCTCAATGGAAGTTCCTGATTCAGAGCAAAGAACACACGAACATCACAAGCGTCTTGGATGTAAGCGTCCATGAGAACTTGGAGTGAAGTCGCTGGGTTCTCAAGAACGATGTTCTTGGTTACATAAATGAACCTGCTTGGATCATCCTGGAAAGAATTGACTCTAAAGTCAGTTGCGTAATTGGTAACAGGAGCATTGACTCTGTTGTTGACAAAGACGCAAGATGCGTTGTCCAGATCAATCGCAGGTGACAGTCTGTTATCGATGCTCAAGAGACTCATGTTGAATGACAGAGACTTGTTTCCTGGGAACAAACCGCTTGGTGCGAGGTAAGTATCCTCATTGACCTTAGAAGCAACGATTCTTGGAGAATCGAAGTAATTTTTCTGATAAAGAGCGACCTCTTGATAACCCTTATCAGCGTAAGATCCTTCGTTTCCGCTGACACTTGTTCCACTAACTGTTCTGACGTTAGTGTTGATCTTGGTTCCTGTTGGAGTCAATGTCAAGATTCTTGGAATCATCAAAGAGTAAGGAATGTTGTAAGTTCCCTTAGCCTTGGTTCCAGAGTTAGACTCAGAATCGTTGAAGTAAAGAACACCCAGAGTTCCAGCAGAAGTTCTGTCTGTTCCATTCTCATCCATCTGAATCTTGACGTGATAAGAGTCAAGAGTGATTGGATTAGCAACAGTGACATCGGCAAGAATGTGAGTGGTGTTGATTCTTCTCAAAGAAACACCATTCAGTTCATATTTGTAAACCAAGTCGTTGACTGCGTGTGAAGCAACAACAGTGTTATTGACACCTCTGGTAATTCCAGTCAGAGTTGCTCCGTCAAATCCAGTGTAGGAAATAATCTCTTGACCGATCTTGATGTAACCAGGATTGGTTGCACCAACAGAAACATTCTCAAAAGAGGTGTAATTTGTTGTGCTTCCAATCGAAATTGCACCAGTTGCAGTATTGCTGTAAAGTTCAGCAACCGTTGTGGTTGGGACATCAGTTGTGATGTCCCTCAGAGTGACCTTGTTGACTCCACCATACAGACCATGGTTTCTCTGGAAGATCTTCATGTGAAGACCATCAGCATTAACTCGGATTGGAGTTTGAGGAACAACGTTTCCACCGATGGAGTAATTGAGTTCGGTTGTAATTCCTGAAGAGTTCTGATAGAACAACTTATCGGTTGCTCCAGTTGCGAAGTCTCCCTGAACGTCATCCAGAATCAGTTCATTGTTTCCATAAATCTCACCAACGGAAAGTCTCATTCCTTCGCCAAGGCTGTTATTTCCAACAGTGATTGGAGTCAAAACATCACCAAGTGCATATCCTTTACCGCCACCAGAGGTGGAGACGGTTGCAGCGATTGCAACTCCATTAGAAACAGCAATCTCAGCGGTTCCACTGATTCCATTGCCAGTAACACTTGTGAGAGCAACGCCAGAGAAAACGTAATAACCAGAAGCAGGAGTGTAACCAACACCAGCATTGGTGATTGACAGATCACCAGTCATTGAACCAGCAAAACCTGTCAGGGTTCCTTGTGCTCCAGTGGAATTCTGAATGACTGTGTTACCAACAACCAGACCAGTGTCTTGAACTGTTGTTCCGATGCCGATGCTCAGATTTCTCGAATCCATGAAGATTGAGTTTTGAGCAATCTTCTCAAGGTTTTCTGGGAGACCAGGGTTGTAAAGTGTGCAATTGCCAGAAGTGCCAAAGTTTGCTCTGTGAAGAGTAAACTTGAGATCTTCATACTGTGAGGGTGTCCAAACTGCTGCGTTCTGTGACTTAAAGAGTGAACCAAGGAGTGGTTGTGCAGAAACAAGAACTTGTCCTGCTTCCTGACCAGCAGTTTCAACTGTGGGTTCTCCAAGTCTGGAGATCCAAACTCTGTATTCTGTTGACTTAGACAGCAGACAGAAAGCATATTCTGTTTCTGGTTCCAGATAAACTGGAGACTCAAAGGTAAAGGTTGTTGGGACAGTTCCGTCTTCAGAGAGGTTGACCTGATTGGGTTCCAGAGTAATCTCTGAGTAAGCAAGAACCTTTGTTGTTGGAGTTCCCAGTTCAACTTCACGAAGTTGACAATAAACAGGAATGTTGTCATCCTTCAGGTGGAAGAAGACATCAATCTTGGTTACAAAGACACCACTGTCATCGTTGACCATGAAGGTTTGTGCCAGAGGGTCAACTCGTGGGGGAGCTGGTGGTGGAGGAGGTGGTGGGAAACTAATCGAAGCAGATGCACTGGACGACGAAGAGTCACCAATTGTTCTCTGCTCAAAGAACTCTTCAGTCTCAACATCGGCGTTTCTCAGTGAGAGTGTGACTTCTTGGGTGTTATCCATGTCACCCTGAGAGTAGAACATCTCTTCTGCAGCAGAAGTGACAGTTCCTTCAATCTTGCTGTTTGTTGTGCTGCTGGTGAGTCTGAACATGTTACGTCCAGTCTCAAAAGCAGGATTGGTTTCGTTTGCGGTGTCGGGAACTCTAAACGAACCGATCAGAGTTCCAAGTCTGTCGGTGATGAGTCTGACGTTACTTACAACTGCCTGTGCTCCACTGGTTTGACCAACCAAAACCATGCCAGTTGCAATATAACCAGCAAAGTTGGGGTTATCCTCTGACTGGAGACTAAACGTGTCAATATTCAGAACTGTGGTTGTTTCTGAATAAGTTGAGGGGAGAGTTGCTTCTCTGTCATAAGGGTTAGAATCAAAGAAGTCAGTTGGGTTATTGTAGGGACCATACTTGTGATTCGCATTTGCAACTCTAAATGTGATTGCTGCAGTTGATGCATCGGTGATTTCTTCACTCTGTTGAGTCGAAGGCATTGTACCGATGACTGTTTCGGTTGTTGTAAAGGTTCCACTGGTCATTGTGATTTCGACCAGTTTAGGAACACAGAACTTGGCAACATCCACACTGTCAAAGAATGGATAAAGTCTTGTGAATGGTTTCAGATTACGTCCCGTGAACTCAACGTTACGGGATCTCATGAAGTGAACAACGTCTCTGGAGACAATTCTGTCACCCAAGGAAACAGTGTCAAGTCTCTCTGTCAGAGAAATCTGTTCACCACGTCTCTGTTGGTTCAGATTGACGCTGGTGCTTACAGATGCCGAGATGGTTGCACCACTGTTGCTGCTGCTTCCATGCATACTTAGTGAGGTGTTGACGTTAACACCTGTGGTCTCCCAAGAATCCCACTGAATTGGAGTGATTCCACTTCTCAGACCATCTTCGTTGGTTGTGACTTCTGCTCCAACCAACTGTGCGATGGTGCTGAAGTTACCTTCCAGTTGCTTATTTTCAACTTCCAGGCGATTGACCTCAATCCAAACATCAACGTTTGGTTCAAGATCAAGAGTTCCACCCCAGAACTGAACCAGGAAAGGAGTTACACTTTCAGATCTGGTTGCAAATGGGTTCTTAATGTATTCAACATCGGTGTAATCGATGGTAACAACTTGACCAGTTCTTCTGACTCCAGTACCCTGGATCGAAGCGATTCTTTCATCCTCATTTGGATCAGTTGTTGTTCCGATTCCACTAATTGCTGAGGTTCCCAACTGCAGTGACAAAGCAGTTGTGTAGTGAGAAGGTCTCAGAATTTGCTTGAGATCGTCGATGCTGTTTCTGATTCCAATGGTTGGGTCTTGTGGTTGCAGTGTTGAGAAATTATCAACAAAGACACCAGACTTAAATCTGTTCAGACCATTTGCATCAGGAACGAAGGAATTGACAGTTGCTTGCTCAAGACGATTCAGTGAAGAATAATACTCCAGATTGGAGATTCTTTGCTCCAACTTCGAGATGTCAGACATCTGATATCTCTTATGCTCAACAAAGTCAACCTGAGCATTGTTGACATCATAAAGATAAGCAGGAAGGAAGATGTTTGCAATGTTCAGAGCACCACTGGTGTTCTCTGGCAGTCTTGGATCATCCGATGGAGTTCCAGGAATTACGCTAACATAACCTTCTTTGTCAATGCAAACTCTGTCTGCTCTTGGTTGATAATAATCAAATCCAACTGTGATAGATTCATCGGATGCCAGAACAAATTTAGAACTGTGTTGTCCATTTGCACCACCATCAAAATCTCTTCCAGAGAATTCAAATGGTGAGTTTGCACCAGAGGAGACAGTGTAATCCTTAACTCTAGGTCTTGCATCCAACAAATCAGTTGTTCTGTAACCTTCTACCGAACGAATGTCTTTTCCGTAATCAAACTGATCATAAGAGTTGACTGTGGTGATATCTCCAGTGTCAGATGTTTCATAAACTGCCTTAGCAAAATAAACTTTCAGTTTTCTTGCTGGGACATTGGCATCACCATTTCTTACGATTCTCGAATAATCATAATGTGATCCTTTCTGTCCATCATCAAAAGTAAACTGATTGGTCAGATTCTTAGAAGGAACAACAACATTAGTTGCAACTGCACTTACACCAGATTGATCAAAGTTGATGACCTCTCCAGATTCAAAGACAACGTTATTCAAATATGCAAAGTTGATTGCTGTGTCACTCTTTCTAACCAGATAAATTGCTTTTGCACCACTGATTGTTCCAGTGATGGTCTCTCCAATGATCAGATCGTTGGTGTTAGAACTTGGACCATCCATCGAAGCGGTGGTCATGTAAGGTGCTTCAGGATCTGAAGTGTCCTTCGACTCATAAATTCCGTGAATCTTATATGCATCGGGAACGTTCAGACAAATAACTTCGTCCTGAACTCTGGTTCCGAATGGGAATGATCCATAAGTCAAACCATCGTTCAGAGTCGTCCCACCAATTCCAGAAGAGGAAAGTGATGATTTGTCAATCAAAACGTTAGTTGAGATGACCTTAGACTTGACCTTATTGGTAATATTGCTCTTACGAAGAGTTGCAATCAGAATTGTTCCAGAATCTGTGGTTGCGCTCAGTCCAGCAATCTGGATTGAGGTTGAACCATTGGTCAGTGTGATTTTATCCGCTGTCAACGCTTCTGTGGATCCATCGGAGCGAATTAGAATATATCTTTCCTCATCGAAGGGAAGGAAGACCTCATTGGGGTCAGCGTTGATTACTGGAGTCGAATTAGCAGAAATTGAAGTTGTAAACTGCTTTCTGATGACCAAATTAGCAGATGTCAGATCAACAGACTCAATATTCTTTTTGGGGAAGACACTGAAGAGTGTTTCGTTAGATGCTTCGTTACCAGAACCGTTAGTGTCTTGGATTTTGGTCTCAAGAATTCTAAATTGTGCTCCAGTTTCTTGAGAAGTTGGAAGTGCACCATTATTGATGCCCGTAACCGACTCAACTGCCTCAATTACCAGATTATTGGTGTTTACGGTTGTAACTCGTGCATAAGATACGTCTGTAAGAGAAG